GGTAAACCGTCATCATCGAACGTCGTACCAGGAGGATGCGTGACAGTTGCGACAACTTCTATCTGCAGCTCAGACTCAAACATCGCTGGTTCTTCAGACATACCACTCCCTAGTCATTATCAGCATCGAAAGACACCTCGAAGATCTCATCTACTATTCGAGCGACATAACCCGTTACCGGATCGGTCAGCTCAGCCTGTATCAGCACCAGCGGACACCGCCAGGTTTCTGTCTGAGCCGGCGTGATGTGCAGCTGCACCTGGTCGATCGGCTGAGACGTCATGATGGCGTTCGTGCCGGCTGTCGCCACTCCGTCAGTACCCGTCGGTGTGGTATTCCAGGTAGCCACGATAGGATCAAGCATCCGGTAATGGTAGATTCGGCGACCGAGTACCCGACGCTGATACCGGGCGCGAGCCACGCCAGTCACTTTGTAGCCGGTGACATTCATCTGCAGGCCGGTGCGCACGTCGATCAGGTTGCTGGCAATGATCCAGCAGTCGGTGCCTTGTCGAATGATGTCGGACACTAGAAGTCCCCGATTATAGTCGAAGGGCCTAGATTTGTGACGGTAATGGCAGTTGGTACTATAGCGTTAGCATTGCCTGTACCAGCAATACGAACGATAGATCCAGCGAAGTAATCCAACTCTGCAGCAGTTGTCTTGTAAAGTAGTGATACATGCCCATGATTAGGTTGTGGTGAAACGTAAACACCGAAAGCCGCTGCTTCACCAATAATAGTGCCCGATACGCTGGTGAGCCTTACTCGCATAGTGATGTCAGTAGCCGCTACTGTGACAGTGAAAGCACAATAGAAATCTATCTGAAAAACACTGTTAGCAGCGAGTGAGAGCGTCTGAGTGTCACAGACGATTGACTCAATAGTGTTGACAGCTGAACTGATACCAGTACGGCGTTTACCTCCGAGAATGCCGAGAGCATCGACACCATTAGCTAGGTTTTGTATCGCTAGTGGACCGTTCGGAGCGTCTGAGAGAGCTGGATAGGGCAGTGCTAGTTTAGACGTGTTCGGCATCTGCCCCTCTTAAACAGCGTAGGTAACAGCATGTGGTAGAATTGCACAGCAAAGAGCCCCGACGATGTGCCAACATCTCGGGGCCATGACTCAACCTGAGAGAGCAGGTCAAGTAATGTCAGAGTATACCAGTGTCGAGCGTTGGCTACCAGTTACCAACTGGAAAGATATCTATGAGGTCAGTGACTACGGTCGCGTGCGCAGTCTAGACCGATGGGTGCCTCAACGAAATAGAGGACCACGATTCTGGTCTGGCTGTATACTTGAGCAATACACCCTTGGAGAAGGATACAAAGCAGTAAAGCTACAGTTATCAGGATTACGAATAAATCGATACGTACATTCACTCGTTCTCGAAGCATTTGTTAGCTCATGCCCAGTTGGACAAGAATGCCTGCACGGTCCAAACGGTCAATTAGACAATACTTTAGCTAATCTATCCTATGGCACAAGAACTCAGAATATGCATGATAAGCGGCGTGATGGCACTAATTACAACAGCAATCGTGTTTACTGTCCCCGAGAGCATAAACTAATAACACCTAATCTTGTTCAGTCCCACTTTCCCCGACGTACTTGTCTTGCGTGTCAACGAGTGCGATCTGCATTATACCAAAAAGGCTGGACTAAAGAAGACTTTAGACTGCGTAAAGATGAGTTTCAAGCAATCACAGACAGGTATTACGCACGTATCATGAGTTAGACAGCGTAGGTCAGCTGCAAATATGGGCGGTAGGATGCGCTGAAGCCATAGCCGCGGAAACCCGAAGCTGAGTCACTGAAGTTATACGAACCACCTAGTACTGAGTTAGCGTTGCTGTTAATGATATTTGCTATCTGCGACGAGATGTCAAAGCCGTTCCAACTGTTGACCTGCCATAGATTCTTGATGTCGTCACCACCGAACCCATTATTCGGGAACGTACCAGCGATTGTTGCGGTCGTGCTCCATCGGTAGGTGAGGTCAGCTGGGATGCTGCTGCCAGCGAAGCAGTACAGAAACATCTGAGCGCTAAGGACAGTGGCACCGGCTAGATCAGAGCGCATCGTCGTTGCATCGAACGTCCACATGTGCGCTTCGTTGCCATTGCTACGTCCCGACAGCGACCAGGTGTAGAGGTTGTTGTCGCCGTCAGGTGTACTGATTGGTGAGCCCGAGCCGTTGTAGGAGCGGGAGCCGGTAGCGGGATAGACCTTGACAAACGTCTGCTCACCCGATGCTGGCCCTAGCTCAGCTATCCGCATCCACGAGCCAGCCTGCAGTACTGCTGGCGTCGCGTTAGAGGTGTTCTGCCCGAAGCGGTACTGCAGCAGCCCGCCAGTGTCCGACGTAGCAAACCAAGCTTTCGGATGCTGTACTGCGGAGGTAGTCCAGCCGAAGGTCTCCTGTGAGGAGGCATCACCATAAGAAGTCATCGTATCAAACAGCAAGTGAGTAAAGCTGGTGTCTTGAGTTCCCCAGTTAGACCACTTACACGTCATATTCGGAGGACCAGTCCACGCAAATTTGATATCAGACGCACTCGTCGCGGCATAGAATATGCAGCCATCGACAGCATACTGCGTATTCTCATCGAGTAAGAAGTTCAACGTACCAGCGTCCTGCATAGCCGTACTCGACACTGGCGTACTGACATCACTACGCAATGACCGGTAACGAATAGGGTCGATAAATGTGATGTTACTGGAGTTGCCGATATTGCCCATAATGATGTAGCCACCAGGAGCCTTGAGCAACAACACCGTTCCTAGCGTAAGACCGTTCGGTGCGCACACCGACAGATTGCGATAGGTAACCGGCCCTACAGTGACCGTGTTGGACAGCGACGTCGCATCCCACTGTGTTAACAATCCACCAGCGACATTCTGCGCCAAAGTCGGATCAGGAGGTACCGAGCTAGGAGTGATGAACAGTCGCGTCAAGCCGAATGCATCGGGGACAGTCACTACACCTCCGTTTGCACGACAGTGCAGTCTGTGGTATTATAGTGATCACAATAATTAAGCACTATCTGAAAGGCAACTCACGCATGTCTGTCTTGTGGACTACACTACTTGTGATTTTCTTTTTAGCCGCGATCTGTGCCCATGAAGCAGCACATGCACTAGCGCTTCGTAAATTAGGTTATCAAATTGTTGAAGCAGGACTTGGGCTCCCATTCCCGCCCCAATTAACTTTGCAGCCATCTAAACGAGTCCCATTTAAGCTAACACTGTCACCATGGCTTCTCGGTGCTTACGTATCACCCGATCAAAAACAACAAAAAGAAATCGAAGCACTACCTTATCAAGACATTGCTTGGTATTCTGGCGCCGGAGTAGTTGCTAACTTTCTTATTGGTGGAGTCATGTGGGGATTTATTGACATTTACGAAAGTCACTGGCTTAAAGCAGCGATTGTGATTTTGTCAACAATAGGTCTATGGTTCGGACGACGACAGTTCACAGCTTACATTCTACCCGTGCTCGCAATCCCTTTACTCTTTCTATTTGGGCACGCCCTTGCTACCACTGTAGGACAGCCTCAGGGTATCATCGGTCTAGGCGCAGAAATGGTTATGCCGAGTTGGTATGCTGCGTTTACATTTGCTTTCTCACTAACAATGGCTCTCGGAATACTAAATCTACTTCCGATATTCCCTTTTGATGGCGGTCGTATCACAAACGCAGCGATCATTCGTTTATTCGGAGAAAAATCAGCATCGTGGTTCCGCAACAGTACTGCCGTACTGGCCATGTGTCTTCTTGTTTATTCTGTAGTGGCTGACTTCGTTTGGCTCGCTCACTGATCGACAACCACCGCAACAGCCAGCACCCGGTAGGTCAGCGAGCCATCACCGGTCACTGTTGAAGTCATCCGAGACAGCTCCGTGACCGGCAGCGGTGCGTTGGCCACCGCACTGCCGACTGCTGACATCGGTGCGATGTGACTGCCCAGTACCGGAGCCCAGATCGTGCCGTCTGGTGAGGTCTCCATCGACACGTCCAGCGTGGCACTGCCAGTGACCGCGGTGATGCACACCCACAGTTCGATGTCGGCGATCGGCAGCTCCACGAAGCTGGCTGAAGTGTAGGTGCCGGCAGACCGAGGCGCCAGCGGCAGCAGCAGCGTATCGAGCGGGACGTTGATGCCAGGCGGCAGCGGCACGCAACCTCCTCTTCGATTAAAGAATCCCCAGCCCCAACGACAGACCTTCAGTAGCAGTCGGGATGCGCGTCGTAATCGTGCCGAGCTGGTTAGCCACGAGTGGGATCATGATGGTGTCCAGCATGCAGCGCTGCAGCGGGAAGCCAGGGCGCACGCTGACATCGAGCGGATCGTTGCACTCCAGTGCCGGGTTGCAAATGGTCGAGATGGTGAACGTCTCTGGCAACGCGATGTAGCGCCGTAATAGCACCTCGCCAGCCAGCTCGACATCAGCGTCTACCTGTAGCAGTGGTGAGCTATAGTAAGTCGGGCTAGGGCCGAACTGAGGGAATGTCTTTTTGTTCCATGCTAGTGGGCTGTTCGGATCGGCATTAAAAGTGACGATGAAATCTGTGATGCTCGACGGGTCCGATCCATATGCTGTCACGATGTTGTGCACGTCAGTGCGCTTGACAACGCGTTTGATAGAGGAGATCGCACCACCACTACCGCCTTGTAGAGTAGCAACAGGATGGCTGAAATCGAACTTCAGAGAATAGACAATCATCTCGCCAGCATTGTTAAACCGAATAGCCGCATAGTAGAACTTGATGAGCTGCGCCAGATAAGCATAAGCGTCATCTTCGACTATCTGGTCACCGATGATAGTAGTCGCATCGGGATCATATCCTGACCAGTAGATCGGTACCCGAGCGTCAAGATACATCCCGTAACCATCGGGAGACAGGCCAGGATACGTGGCTTGCTGCGGTATGGCTATCCCGTTGACGAGCCGCTGGAAGACGTTGCGGTGTGAGTCTCCATTGTTGAGGGGTAAAGGGAAAACCAATTTATTTTGCTGTAATTGGGCGATGCGGTCGAGGGCGGTGATGACAATGGGGCCGTATGGAGCGTCATCTTGACTAGCTTGCTCGATGCGGTGGTATCCGAGAGGCACGTACTCACGGTCTCCATTAGCGAACTCGATACCGCGCTCAATGTAGATCTCCTGTCCGAACGGCTGCACCTGGTCCCAGTATGCTCCTGGGATCGTGATCGTCAGGGTACTCTTGATGTCGGACAGTGACTGGATAGTCACATTGCCAGAGATCACCGGCACCTCTGTGCCAGTCGGGTTCGTCCCGAACTGCGGCACCGGATTGCATAGAACAGCCCGTACTGCGATCTTGTGCGGTCCCTGCAAAGCACTGAGGAACCGTGACGAGACCGAATGCACTATACTAACTTAATGGTTTGGTGCGGACCTCTTGATTTCACCAGTAACCCATACATCGTTGACTGCCCCTGTCGTCGTTGTCAACGTGGCAAACGCTGCAAAGTAATGGCAATGTGGATTGAGAGATATGAGCTTTATCAAGTGCTTACTAAATGAAGATAAAGAATGGTTACATCAGCATGGTTGGAGTGGTTAAAGTCTCAGCCACGCCGGGTCAGGGTTACTGCAGGCCGAGCCGTCCTTGTGCTGCGGGTGCTGCCACTCGGTACACTGGCGACAACACATGGTTTTCGGAGGCTCGCAGATCGAACCATGTGCTGAGCAGCACAGGCCAGCGTAGTTACCTGCTGGTAGCGACTGACGCAACTTCTCACGCTGCCATCGGTAAATCACAATGATTTCCTCACAATGTAATCCCGGTGTGCGTGTTGTGCTTTCCTTAACTCAATATCTGGATGATGCTCACCGACAATGCCATCAAAAACTACTACAGCAGCCATTATAGTGATAATAAGCCCAATACAGCCAATTGTGATTGATGCTGCAGCCCAGCCTGCTGTGTCTATATGCTGTAATGCACCCTCAAAACCTGTGTAAGCTCCTAAAGCAATAAAAGCTAAGAAAAACAATAAGAATGCAGCAAAGATACGCACCCAACGCTTGTACGCCCGTAGTGATGTTCGTGCGTCATCAAGTGCATCAAGTAAATGCTGCTCTTCCAATGGGTCATCCATGAAACTATTCTATCGTACTGACATTACGAAACACCTACCAGCGCGTCAGCAGGAGTGCCTTGCAATGCAAGCACCGCTGACCATGTTGCATTAGCCGCTAGCTCAGTGCTCCAGTCAGTGTAATTAGTGATCAAAGTTGCCCACGTGACTGTAGTGCCAACAATACTGAGATCCGGCATGCTAACCTCAGTCAATGGCACAGTAATCGTATTGCGATGAGACAAATGTGCTGGCTTGACGTAGTTGTAGGTCCCGACTCCCGCATACATACTCTTCAGCGCTAAATTCACAGGCGTCTGCAGCAGCATGATGATGCCTAGTGACAGCACCAAATCTACTGCCGCTATCTCGACATCATCCTGTGTGAACAGCGAGATAGTGACAGTGCGCGGCGAGTGCAAATCAGTCGACGCAATGGCAGTACGCTTGCCGACGATCGGAAAGAAGCCAAGACGTGTGGTGCGTTCCGTCTCCTCCCAACCGATCAGCATGACCGATCGGTTGAGGTAGGGAGCGCTAGGAAACTTCAGCCACACCAGACTCATCGCTGGGGTGATGCTCGCGCTCGTGCGGGTCACGTAATCGGCGTTGCGCAACGCCACCGCAGCACCGTAGCTGATGACAGAGGTTCCACCAGTCACTGTGAACACTCCCGAGCTGACTGCAGCCGGCGTGGTGAGCAGCTGGTAATCCCAGACCATGCCGGCGTCCAGGCCAGCGGTGCTCACTGGCTCACCGATCTCGGTAGCTCCTGAAATCGTGGCTACGCTCGTCCAGTCGTCGGCTTTCCAGCCGAGGTAGAGCACCGCAGTCCACGTTGACTCAACACCGGCCATCGGTGGGTAGGTGATGTTCTGCGCACTCGGATTGAGCTGGTAAGCGGTTGCGGCCGGCGTGCGCTCACAGTTGCGGAAGCAAGCCATCTGAGCGATCACGTCGCTGCCAGACGTACCCGTGACACCACCTGTGACACTGACAGTCGGCGTAGATTCGCTGGTCAGAGCCCGTTTACCGAACAGCCCGATGTTGTCGGTCTGCATCATGACAGTCCAGCCCGTGGGGCACACCACTGTGCCAGTGCCAGAGTTTCTGATGCTCGCCCAGATCACCAGTAGGTCACCTTCGGCGTAGCCCACTGGCACAGTCGGGGACACTGCGACACCGCTAGCGCTGACCGCGGTGCTCGACGCTACGAACGTCGGCAAGTTCAGGTCAACTGCAGACACCCGGTAGTAGTTAACCACACCAGGGCTAAACTCGTAATCGATCAAGCTAGCTGCAGTGTTCACAATCGTCACTGCGCTGCCACCACGCACCTGCGTCCAGTGGATCTGATCCGTTGAAACTTCAAACAGCGCTACGTCCGCTGTCGCAGGCAGCGAGGTCGCCGACAGCAAGACTCTTGCGGTGGTGTCGTCGTAAGACGTCGTTAATGTCGCCATGTGTCTCGCATTCTTATGTCAAGACGTTTATGGCATTTTGCACAACGCGCTGTATAATGCGTCATATCTACACTATAGATTAGCCCTGTTGAGGCATCAATTTTGTCATTAGAATCTGTGTGATCATAAGACCAATGCAATGCTCTATTACCACACTGTTCTGCGCACATATGCGCTGACGCTAGACCAAGACGTTTACGCATTCTATTATGCATAGCAATGTACGTAGCTGAATTTCCAAGCCATTTATAGTGTGCTTCGTCAGGTTGCCCAAATGGTCCCGCAGTTCGATGTACATCACCATATTTGCGTAAACGCTCTAAATGCATTTGACAATAGCTACGTCCGTAATGAGATTTTCCACAGCCGTCAATAGAACAAATGCCACGAGGTGCACGAAATTCTGCCGAGCCTACTGACCCAGTTACGAGCCAACGTGAGTAATGCCCTGAACACCACCCCCGAGAGTGCGCTTTACGTTCACATCCATCAAGAGAGCAAAATCCAGGAGATCGGTCTATTGGCTCAAACTTCCCAGCATTATGAAGATCAGTCCGCAACTTTTGATAATGCTTTGAGCAAACTTGACGCGCCAAAACATGACGCTCGCAACCATCAACAGAACAGACTCGGGTAGTCTTGATGACTAGCCCCCTTCCGGTGAGGTCGGACAGGTGGGTCAGGGCCTGGCCAGGAGCGTCAACTCCTGCTAGGCCCGTTTCACTATACAGGAGAGTCAGTGAGGCCACGGAAAAATACTCCAGTCCTCTAGTTCACCCGTACGGAGTAACAGCTAGCTTTGCAGTGCAGCGTGTGGTAGTGTCTAGTCTATGATTGAAATTCCTATTCGACAACAATTGTTACAACAACTAGTTAACTATCTCATGTGTTTAAAGCCACAACCTAAGTCCATATGGGTCGTTATGGACTATAAAGATTACAACCCATTCACCGGCCATATCTGCTACACAAAACAATATGCTCAATACTTTGCTGATAAATTAAAACTCAAAGATCCAGCATACGCAACACTTATTGGCGTAGAAGAATGGGAGATTGAAAGTTAAGTACCGCTAAGAAAGGACCAAAATGACTGAGCACGAAGCTTACGAGCGAGCCAAGGAGCAAGCAAAGTCGCATGACACATCTCGATGTGGAGGAGCATGGAGGGCGCACACAGATCCTGATGAACGTCGAGCATGCATTGCTAAAGAAGATATGCGTCCTCGTTGGTATCAGAGAAAGCAAGCATAATGAGACGAGATCAACCCAACGTTAGTGATACTGAAGCCATGCAGCAAGCTTGCCCAATGTGTCACCAACCCAGTGGATCGCCATGTGTCTACGTACGTCCAGCAATGCATGACTCACGTAGTAGATCTGCAGACGTGCAGCGTAGATTAAGTAGAGTTGGCACACCGACGAATATCGTACATCATGATCGTCGTAGAGTAATTATAGAAGCGCGTAGTCGCGAGTTCGATACTCAACTCAATAAAGAACGTGAAGAAAGTAAACAACGACAATCGTGGGTATCTGCGCTGTCTGCCATAATTAATAGCTAAACGAAGTGCAACGCAGCTAGCCGGATCATGCTCACGCTGATCAACTGGCTGGTGCAGCTCGTGGCACACCGCACCACAGTCACACAACGTGGAGCACTGCCGCGTAACCTCCCAGTGCTGGTGTCGGCGTGCGCGGCGGTGCTGAGGCATCAGTCGCCACTATGAAGGAGCCAACACGGCGGGTGCGCGCACCCAACCGTGCTAGCTTGATCCCTCATCGTTTTGATGTATGGCAGAGACTCGACCAACTGCCCGATCATACGATAGACCCGCGGCCCATGCGCGCGGCGACCGCGACACCTTGAGTCATCATGCTGATCTGGCTGGTGACCATGTTCTGCAGCTCCGTCTCTCCGATCTTTACGGTGACCTGATGGAAGTGGTTGCCGCCCATGACAGCGTTCGGTGTGATGAAGCCACTGCCACCCATGCGCAAGATCTCGGGACCATGCTCACCTACCAGATAGCTTCGGCCACCCATCACCGGGCCGCCAGCAGCTTTGCCACCACCGAACAGTGATGAGAAGAAACCGCTGATGCCATGGATAATGCCGCTGAAGAACCCACCAATGCCGCCACTGCTGCTAGTCGTTCCGCCAGTAGCTCCTGCAACACTACCGATCGCACCAGCACTGCTCGTGATGCCACTGAGGCCGGCAAGAATAGGGGCTATGAAGTTCATGATGCTGCCGAGCCAGCCCATCAGTATCTGCAACAAAGGCAACAAACTGATCAGGATATTGGCAAAACTGGTAAACAGTGAAATCATAGTCGGCAGCATGGACTCAATGATCGGCAGAATCCTTGCGCCCATACCAGAAAACGCAGTCATCCAGTTCTGTATCGCTGCTATCACCTGTGGCTGCAGCAAGAACTGAACCAACTTCTCACGCAAGTCACCTAGTGAAGTAGCGATGCCGCCCAAACCAGTACCAAGAATAGGAAAGTATACTTGCGCTAACTGAGTAACATCACCTGAGAAACCAGCCCAGAAACCTTGCTGAATGATGCCGTACAAATTCTTTAGCTGCGGTTCGAGCAATCGCACCGACATAACAGCATCTTTCATGGCGGGTGCCATATTGCGTGTTGCCGCGACAAACTCTGCCGGTGATGCCGCACTAATGGCGGTCGAGAAATTAGCCATCGCCATCTGTGCAATATTGATCGGGTTTACTAATGCCAACAAGAAACCAGGAATAATAAGAAATATCTTAGCTATCTTGCCCAGCGCATTGAACACGCCATTGACCAACGGCTTGATATTGCCGGTTAGCGCAGCTCCGAACATCTTACCAACATTAACAACTGCGTCGCCCATTTTGCCGAGAATCGCAGTTGCTTGTTTCGTTGACGCAATAAGATTGCTAACAGATCCCTTGAAGTTGATAAAGACAGTGCGCTGAGTTGCCATCGCACCGCTAGCAGAGGCAGCGGTCACTTACTGCGCCTCCTTTTAGCCTGAGTAAAGTTTAGCCATAAATGACGGATGCGCACTGTACAAATCGCCTGGCTGTACCAAGTTCGATCCTGCTGCTTCATCGTAGCCACGTGACTCAGGACCTGAGTCCGGCATATATGCAGTGTTGCTTAGCGGATCGGCACCAAGTTGGCCAAAGCGGTTACCGACATCATTAAGGCCACTAGCGTTATCTTGAGCAACTGTCGTCCACCCGCCTAAGTTACTCCATTGCATGCCACTGTCACCAGCTAACTCATCTTGCCCGAGTGTGCTCACGCCACCAATATCAGACCACACCGAATCATCAAACTTATTGCCGTAATCTTGCTCTTGCTGAGATGGAAAATCAGATGGCTTAGTCAAAGCATCGCCAGTGTCGGTGCTGCTATCTTTATGACTCCAACCAGACAATGATTTATCCATCGCCTGTTGAGTAGCCTGCTGCGCGGGGTCATCAGACATAGGCGAGCCACCCATAGCCATTGATGTACTCTGGCTCCAAGGACTGAAAGACGCAGGAAACCCACTAGTCGATGACGAACTAGCACCATAAGAAGGGAGCATATTCTGCGTATTGTCATCAATAGGTGGCGCACCCGATGGCATATTAGCTTCAGGTGGTGCATTATCCGATATCGCTGATTTCATGTTATTAAGCATATCTCCAGGCAGCGAATTATTAGCCCCAAACATGCCTGACAAACTATTAGGATCCAAGTTAGTGCTGTACGAGTCAGAGTAAGTGTTAGCGCCTTCGATTGGCTGCTCTGGCCCCACTGTGGCGCCGGCAACACCTGTGTTCAGCCCTGCATCACCAGGATCAGGTGAGTCGAACTGATAAGCTTGACTATCTGATGCAGCTTCTGAACCTCCGAAAGCATCCCCAGTGTCCGCGTCACCAATCGGATCGCTCATCCGCTCATCTGCCTACCTTCGGGATCTTCCTTTTCACTCTGTTTATTCAGTATCTCAACAGCGGTCACAATGGTTCGCCAATCTTGATCAAACCAGTCACTAGGTGAGCCACCCGATGCCAATGCAATAGAGATGATAAGCCGAGTCACCGACCCGGCTGGGTAGGGGTTGTATCAGCACCATTGACGTCGAGGTCAAGGTCTACTGAAGTCTCCCACTCAGCCAGCGTGCCTACAAACTTGCCTTGCCGCCGTGCGGCAATGTGGCTCACCGAGTACATATCAGACATTCTCGGATCAGCTTCGAGGCGAGCCATGTTGTTATTGCGATCTATTTTCTCCCAGACCACGATGTCGCGACTACCCACTATAAGATCGTAAGACTCGCCATTGTCCGGATTGATCCGTATCGTCATCATCAGACGCTGGCGCCGATCACTGTTATTTCATAAGAGACTGGCGTCGTACCTGCTGAGTTGGCGATCTGCAGTAAGTCAGTCGAGCTAGCGGTTATTGGGTAGGCCGTAGCATCGGCGGTCCCGGCTATCCACATTGCGGTAGCACCTGGTCGCAGAATCGTGGTGTGCGTCGTCGCGCCGAACAGGCCGGTCATGGTGGTCGTGCCACCACCAACGACCACGTTGTTAGTGTTGGCTGCCGCGGCTGAGACAATCAGGGCCTTGATCCGGGCGAAGGTCAGCGTCGCGCCCGAGCTAGGATCAGCCAGCGCGCCGGCAAAGTCGATGTTCTCCGTCGCACTGGCCGTCAGTGTGCGGAACGACCACCACGCGGTGTCAGCCGCGCCAGCGACCGTGCCACTGATCAGCGATGCACCGTAGGACTTCGACCAGTTAGCGCTGACTGTGGAGCCGGTGATCGGGTTGCTGGCGATCGTCGCTGATACCGACAGGCTGATCACTGTGGAGAGTGCCACAGACACCTCCCTTGTGTTGACAGTGCAGCGTGTGGTAGTATGTTAGCTATGAGAAAATTTGAGTTCAATGTACGACGTGATTCTGGTGCCCATCCATCTTTACCCACAGAGACAATCACAGTCGAAGATGCGTCGCTACTGCAAGCACGATATCGTGCCAGTGTTGAATACGCTGCAAACAATAAAATAGACCCTACATCGCCAGATATTAAAATGGAACTAATATCTTACACTTCGGATTAACCAACCCGAGTGAACGTCGGCACACCAAGAATAAGCATGGTGATTGATGTTTCCTCAATGGTGCGCAAGTCACCACCCACAGTTGGCGCCTTAATCACACAAGTTCCTGACCATCGTACGTGCTCACCGACGACATCAGGCATATGATCGAGCACGAAAGCAGCATACGCGCGGCTGTTGTTCCATAGATAATCAGAGATCCCACCAGCTCGCCAGTCAGCAAAGAACTTCACCTGCAAAGCGTAATCGTTATCAGTTTCAGTCCTGAATTCGCTAAGGTTCCCTCCGTAACTCCAGGTCTTAGTCCCGTCTACCGTGTTATTAAGAATGCTCCAGTTATTCAGCTGCATTGATTGGTCCACTCCATTAAGAGTGAACACAACAATTTTTAACCGTCTGGTGTGAACTAATAACCCACTGGGCGCAGTGATCGGACCACCATAGTAGATTGGGGCAGTCATTTGCGCCTCCAGTTGACTGACAGTGCAGTGTGTGGTATTATCTAACTCATGCCATGGAGAGATGAACTACTCAAATTAGCAAATCGTTACTATGATGAAGCGCATGTTTTAGAAAAACGAGCTGTAGAACGAGAAGTTAATGATGCTCGATCTACCAGCGCTACAGTGATGTGGGCGCAAGCAGACTGTTACCACGAAATCTACAGCGAGCTATGCTCACTAGTTTCTCGCCTTGATCCACGTCCTGGCGCGCCAGAAGGTCCTGCTAAGCCTTGGTAAAATTACCTAGTGTTTAGCTCCATTTGACAAACAGTGATATAACACGGCAGCGGACCGCTAGGACTCGGATACGTGCCTGGCCCTGACGACAGCACAACCCCTGGCGTATAACGCTCCACAGCCTCAGTAATCGCCCCTACCAGAGTCAGCAGCTGGTCAAGCGCATACTGTGACACGCCAGTCACCAGATACAGGCTCCACTGCACTGTGAGCGGCTGGCCGCCCACACTGGCCTCCCCGACGTAACCCAACCGCGGTGGCCCGACTACCACTGCCGGTGGGCTGATCGGGGTAGCGATGTTAGTACTGATCCGGATGCCAGGGATAATGATCAACGCAGCAGCGAGCCGTTGAGTAGCGTCAGCGATCGGTGTCAGCGCAGCAGTCATCTGGCGCCTCCGATATCATCCTAAGATGAAAAACGCATGCCATGCGAAATACGGACATAAGATAGTGCATATACAAAGTGGCTGTCATACTTACCCATGGCCGCTGTACAATAGCTACGGAAGATACATAAACAGCCATCGAGATGTTATTACTTGTTGGATTTGCCTACGCAGTGAAGCGGGCGTAATCGTACGAAATCCCGCTAGAAAACTTGCTGAATTAGGTCAATTTTTAAGCGAGGCCGCCCATGATCCCTAGCTGCATATAGATGTCGGGATCGACGCGCATCACCATGCCGCTGCCAACGTCTCCTAGCCCCACCAAGCCGTCCGGCGAGATCCGGCGCACGAACCACCGGGCAGCGAGCCGGATAGTGCCGAGCTGCACATCCAACGGCACCGTCCAGCTTCCGTGATAGTCCAGATCTGGCCGGTGGGCCTGGACCCAGACCATCGCTGAGTCCAGGGTCCGCTGCAGTGCTTCGTCATCATGCGGGGTCAGCGCGTTGTCCAGCGTTTGGTCATTCTTCAGTGCTTCCAACGTCACCCACTGAACCTGAGCCATCAGCGCTTAGACGTATCTGTCTTCGGTGGTGTCGATGTCGAGTACCGCGGTGTACTGGTCGTACCGCCAGCATCTTTTGCTGCTGGTGCGTCGGTCCTGACTGCCTTGCTCTCGCGAGTCTGCCGGCCGCGTGGTGTCTTGCCGTCATCCTCAGTGGTCTCATCATCTGCTTCAGGATCGCCCTCGAAACCGAGTGCAGTCAGGTTCTTTCGAGCTGCCTTCACCCGCTCGTTATTGCCCTGCCGTGTGGCGTTACGGTGCTCAGAGAGAGCCTGGCGGATCTGGCCGGCGCGCTGGTAGTCAGAGCCCAGCTCCTGAGCCTTCCGGATACCAGGGTCACTCTCCGGGTCAGCGTCACTGAGATCAGCTCCTGGTGCTGGGATGTCGGTCACCGCTTCCGAGCCCGCAGTCTCCGGATCTGGCAAGACATACTTCTCTGGTCCTGTGTCAGTGTCGTCGTCAGCCACCAGGCACCACCAATACCTCGACACGGAAAGTCACGGTTGGTGCCCCTGTGCCACCAACCGTGGCCAGCACCTGAATATACTCAGCGGGTACGTAGGCGTTGCTCTGTGCACTGCCTATCGCGGTCATCTGTGTGATAGCTGAGCTGGTCAGTGATGTCCAGGTCGAACCGTCTGGGCTGGTCTGCAACACGACATCTAGCGTCTGCGTGGTGCCACCCACCGCTGAGGCGAACACCCACAGGCCGACGTTGCTGGTCGCGCCAGGGTTAGCGATCGGCCCCGATGAGTACGTGCCAGCCGCTCGCAAGGTGGCTACCGGTATCGCGGTATCCACCAACATAGGTCTTAGCGACACAAGATAGCGCTCCTTAGATCAGTGTCGAGGTAAAGTCATACGGGCTTGTGCCGGTTATCAGCGTATTCAATGCGGTAATAGCTGCAGCCGCACTAGAGCCTAAATGCGCCTTAAAATAGTCTCGACCGCTGTAGTACACCCAGACATCACCATTAGTTTGCACTTCGATATTGGTTATCTGTGCTTCGTGCCAGTACGAGTTACCGGCCTTGAAATAGTTAGCCATACTTTATCTCCTCAAACCATTAGCTCGAGAAGTTGATCTAGAACGTAGGTGTTACCATGCCGGTACCAACAATTGCTGACATAGCATTAGCATAACGCCTCATGGAATAAGCGAAGTAACCGTACAGGACTAACAAGATGCCAAGGTTAGCGGCTGCGGGCTGTTCGCAGCGTAAAAAGACGGGCGCAGCTGGATCTTCCCAGAGGTGACATTCGTCAGTAGCGATAACAAAAGCCGCATCCTGGTTGGTGCCAGCGCCAGTATTCGTGGCGATATTATTATCTACTACCGCCACCATCCCATTCGGCAGAATACCTCTCGCGCCACGGCCATAAGAGGTAGCGTAGTTCTCGCCGCCGCGATTATCAGCGATATTCGGCTGCCCGAACAACGGCCACTGGGAGCTAAGCTGGCTCTGCAGCCAGTACCAGCGCCGAGAGTGCATCAACACCACATCAGGCTGTGCAAAGCCCAGCAATGCGGCTTCCGTAGCAGCAGCGCCGGCAAGGAACTTCGGCCACACCTCAACACCAGACGGGTTGGCGTCGGTGTAGGTGATGGTAGCGGCGACCGCAGCGAGACCAGTCGTTGCCTGGTTGATCAGTGTCGAGTCCAGGTTAGTGGCGTAACGACGGAAAAGATCATCCATCACAATCTCTTCAATGCCGGTGCCACGTTCCGCAGCCTGCCGGGAGATAGTCTGCTGACCAGCCGCGGTTTGGATGTTCTCCGTCAACAGCGTGTCGTCCATGTCCTGGTTAGCGACCGCGCTGTTTTCTGTTGTTTGTGCAGCCACCTGAGCTGGTGTCGTGATCTGCGAGATGTTCACCGTCATACCACTGGCCGGCAGATCATGATGATTACAAACGTCCGCGAATGGCCGCAATGCGGCCACTGCCGGCGCATACATATCGGTTAGATATTGTGGAACCGTTAACCCTGTAAATGCGCCAGTTCCTACTGCACGCTCCAAGTACTGGCCGCGTTCGATCTGCTCTTCATGCATGTGCTTAGCAAGCCGAGTGCTGGCACCGACATCACTAAAGAGATGCTGGCGGATCACATCCTGGCAGAACGCAGCGCCCTTGCGATCGTTGCCCTTGTGGTAGGTGCGCTCTTCCCGTCCTACTCGCGTTACCTCATCGTAAGCAGGTTTGCGTGTGCCAGTCGGGGTGATCTCCCGCGCGGTTTTCTGGTCGCTCATCTCTTCGGACTTCAACCGAAGAATCTTCGCCAACTTGTTGTTAATACCTTCAATATCATGCTGAACCTGCGTGCCCGCAACCTCTAGTTCGGCAACACGGTTGTCCTCTTCGGGGGTGAGGTTCGACCGGCCCTCCTGGCGCGCTTGATTGATGATCGCAAGGATTTCCATGCGCATCTTGGTGCGACGCTTCTCAGCGGCTTCCTTCTCGAACTCGGTACCTGCTTCCAGGTCCCCGATGGTAGTACTCGGCATAACGGTCCTTCCTCCTGTAACCGCCAGCCGGCGGGGGTCTATAATTATTCCATGACTGATGACCCGTTGCATGATTTAGGCAAACGGATAAACGAACTACTGCTTAGTTATGGGGAGGAGAAAATTACTGTCAACATCACTGATCTGGCATTTCACATAGCTACGCCACTATGGA